TCGCGCCGTCGGTGCGGTACACCGTGCACACGACATCGATGGTGCTCTCGCTGCCGTACGGGCCAGCGTTCGAGGTCTTGGAAGTAATGTCGCGCTGATACGCGCCGAAGACTGTGCTCATTTTTGCATCCCAACGAGTTGCGCGAGTTGGCTCGCTAAGCCGCCGAACCACGCTTCCATGTCCGCTTTCGCGATCTTCTCGGTAAGGAACTGCTCTTCAATTTGAGCCTTGATCGCTCGCGCCTCGTCATTGTTCGTCGTTCCTGCGAGGTCTCCTTCGAGCGAAGCGACCATGAACGACTTTCCCGCCCAAAGCGCCGCGACATACGCGACCGTCTGCTGTGCGTGCATCGCTAATTGCGAAGTAAACGAGCCGCTCGTGTCCTCGCCGGGCTGTGGCGCGCTTGCCGCCACCCAAGTTTTGCCCCATGTCATGATTTCATTTTTGGCTTCTTGCGCTGCCTTCTCTAGGCTTGCGAGTCGCTCCAGTAGCACGACATTCGTCGCCATCGTTTGCCCGCCGCCAGCGTTAAAGACATCGAGCGCAGCGCCTGCGCCTTTGGTCGATTCCGCAAACATGTCGATGACCGCATTTGCCGCTAGCAGCCCCGCTGCGGCACCGCCGATTGCCATGCCGAACGGCCCGAGCGCCATCGCCATCGCGCCGAGAGGTCCGCCGCCGAGCATCGCGTTGCCGCCTGCGATCAACGACTTGCCGCCAGCGCCCATGCCGCCGCCGCCGCCCATGCCGCCGCTGATCTTGCTGACCTTCGCTGCGGATGCAGCGACATCGCGCTCGACCTTGGCGAGCGCAGGACCGACATCCTTCGTTACGATCGTGATCGGGATTTTTAGATTGGGAATCGCGCTCATGCGGCAGCCTTCTGTGCGTCGGTGATTGCGCTGGCGATTGCGTCAAGTAGAACAGTTTGCACGAGTCCGCGACCGACTCCAGCTGCGCGGAACAGGTAGTGGCGAGCGTACTGAGTTTGCAGCGTTCCGCCGCGCCCGCGTAGTCCGCGCTTCCATCCGCGACCGCCTCCGCTCGAGCCGCCCTTGCTCACAGTAACAGCGCGCTCGGTGATGGTGCGCTTGTGAACCTTGCCGTTGCGCGTCGCGAGGATGGTCTTCTTTGCGCCCTGTCCTGCGGCGACCTGCGTGTTGCGCACGATCACCTTGACGCGCTCGGAGTTGCCGCTGAGACCTCGAGGCCAAGCGCGCCAACCGACCTCAAAGAAGTGCGACTTCCATCCGACGAACGGCGAGTAGCGACCGAGCCGCGACTTCGGATCGCTGCGAACTTTTTCCGTCTTCACTCCGACACCCGCCCACACGGCGCGCTTGTAGCTCTTGACCTTGAGCGTCATCTGTCGGCGCGTGCGCTCGCTTGAAGGATGCGTGAATCCCTTCGCTGCGCGAACAACGAGGCGACCCCACTTGCGCAAAGCATCCTTCGCAATGCGGTCGGCGATCTTTTTCTCGAGTGACTGCAGCATTTTGCTGACGCGCTTGAGCGATGCAGGATCAATCGATGCGACGATGTAGCCGTTACCGCTTCGCCTTCCCGGCGAGGTTGTCAAGTTGCTCGCGTATGCCGCGCCAGTTGGGGATTTCGAGCGTCGCATTGATGATCGCTATCGAGATGCTGTCGAGGTCGGTGCTCAGATACTTGACGGCCTCGCGCAGCACCGTGCGCTGGGCCTCGCTCAGTCCCGGCCTTCCTCGTAGAGTTGCTCGCAGCGCTTACCGATTTCGATGATGAGCGCCGCGTCCATGGCAAGCGCGTCGTCGATGCTGCCAAGCACGGGACTACCGTCTTGGTAGAGATGCGTGAACGCGAGGAACGCGTAGATGTGATGCGGTCGATCCTTGCTGACCTGCAGCAACTCGAGCAGGTCGAGCGCGCTGGGTCGGCGCAGCGTGCACGGCACACCGCCGAGCGCGTAGGGCACATGCTTGAGCGTGAGGATGTCGCGGATGCTGCTCATACTATGGTGATAGCGCCGTTGATTTGGAACGAACAGGTACAGCGAACGACCTGACCGGCGCTGGTGGTGAAGTCTGCACCAGTGCAGTAGGCAGTCGTGGTGATGGTCTGACCTGCTTTAAGCGTAAGCACAAGCGCCGCCGCCGCACTTGCCGAAGTTAAGGCAGTCAACATGGCCGATTGACCCGCTGAGCCGCTGTCATAAAAAAGTTCGACCGAAGCAGTGCCAGTTTGCACACCCGCAATGAATGTGTCGATGGTGTCACCGATACCAGTGATTCCTTGCGTTGGCCGAGTAATTTGGAGGGAAGCAGTACCGACACCCACCACTGCGGTGCCGCCGAACGAGAATGATGAAAGTGCGCCGCTGATAGCCATGGTGTGTTCCTAGTGGTAGAAGATGTCGATCTCGCAAGCCAACTCCGCGGGCATCTGCTCATCGCCGTCGCCAGCCGCAGCGGGTTCGACCGTGTGTCCGTTCCAGATGACAGTCTCGAAGACGAGCGTCGAGAAGGTTCCCGCGATGCACGCGGCTTGAACCGCAGCCAACAGGTCAAGTGTCTCTTGCGTGGTCAGCGCGATGATGCGAATCGTCGCGGACACCATCAGCAGCGGCGACGCGCCGATCGATTGCACTTCCTCCTGCGTTACCTCGTAGGTGATCGCAGGGAGCGTCGTGTCCTGCAAGCGGAATCCGTGCGTAATGTTCGCATCGGCAACGCCGACGGTCGCGAGCAGCATGGTGCGGACCGAGGTTTCGATGCATACGGTCGGCATCAGTTCACCTCAGTGCATTGGATGATGGCAACTCGGTCCGCCTCATCGAGGTTCTGAATGTAGTTGATCTTCAGCGTGCGGTTGCGGATGACGAGGCGATCGACCTCGGTCAGCCCCGCTCCCTGCACTGCTTGCCATCGAGCGCGCACCTGCACGCTGCGCACGACCGCAACGCCATCGCCGTAGCCCTGCTCGCTCGCGCTGTCCTCGCGCATGTCGGCGCGGAAGGTCGCGCCCGTTGTCCATGTGGTGCCGCGCATGCCGAGCGAGTCGAGCGTGCTCGACGGGGTCTGCACCGTTGCGACATGCTTAAGTCGTCCGCCGCTAATCATCGGAGATTACTCCGTGTTGAGATGTTGGCGAGGATGTACTCGACCGACAGCGGGACCGTTTGCAGGCTGATCGGTTGAATGCTCTCGGGGTTGTTGTACCACCCGCCGACGAGCGCGATGATTGCGTGCGTCAGCTCGTTCGGCACGCTCGAGTAACCCGCTGAGTAGGTCACCGTGATCGCGGTCCCCTCGTAGATGCCGGGGTAATCGAGGAAGCGCAGCACTGGCATCGGCCCGTCAGTGAGGTCAACCCAGTAGTCGGTGGCTGGCATCGTTGTGGTGGTGTTGGTTCCGTCCTTGTACACCACGCTCGTGAGCGACGAGTACGGGTACGCGGGTAGCAGAGTATCCGTGAATCGTGCGATGTAGAGCGTTGATGTCTGCGGTGAGAGCAACAACTGAGTGCGTCGCTCAACCAATGAGATCGCCGCCTCGCGCAAACGAACGATGTCAGTGTCATCGTCGTCGTAGTCGATCTTCAGCGCCGACTTGATTGTGCTGAGGGGTACCGTCATAAAGGTGCAGCGCGCCTTCCGACGCGCCGCACCCGGGAAAAGAAAAGGTCAGACCGCGTTCAGCGCGTAGATCGCTGCGAATGCTTCAGGCATCATGATCTTGCTGTCCGTGCGGAACCATGTGTACAGCGTCTGCTGCAAGTTGGCCGCCGCCGAGTACGGATCGAGCATCGAGTCGATGCCAGTGCGGTCGAAGATCGAGAAGTAGTCCCAGTTGCCGACGATGAAGAACGCCTTGCCGCGAATGGCGCTGGTCGTGGCCACGGAATCAGTGGTCGCGACATATTCGCCGACATTGTAGTTCACGCCGTAGATGGTGCCTGGCAGACCAACGACATTGGTGCCCGGCATTGCTTGCGCTGGCGAGAACACATAGTAGCCGGCGGTGTCCTTCAACTTGCGGATGTTGCGAAGCGCGGTGTCGCTCAGCAGGATCTGAAAGCGAGGGGAAGCGCGATACTGCGGCGGAACTGCGTGCACGCAGTCAATGACATTGTCGGCGGTGATCGCGCTGATCGCTGCGTCTTCCGCAAGTTGCACACCCTGATTGATGAT